GAATATCTTCTGGGTGCTCAACTTTTTCGGATTTAGGTGAGCGATCCAATTTGTAGTCAGTTTCTTTAATAGCGGCAATATCTTTTTCGTAACGAGCCACAGCATCGTTAAATGCTTGACCACGTTCAAACTGTCTGAAGTTTTTATACTTGCTACCATCACCGTACAGAGAACTAAGCTCTTTATCCAAATCAGCACGACGCTCAAGTTGTTTAGCGCGTTTGTAAATGTTTTCTGATGGATCAGAAATGCCAGTTGAAGTGTCACGTAAAATTTGACGTTCGCTATTAGAAATAGTGCCTTGACCTTTAATCAAAGCAGCAGAGTCTAATTCCATACGAGCCAAGTAGCTAGCTAACTCATGACGCTTGGCAATACTTTGGTCGGTAGTTTCTGGCAATGTTTGGAAAATAGCATCTTCCAAAGCTGGTAAACTGATTTGACCTTTAGGTGTTGTAACACCTTCTTTAATAAACTTACCAATTGCGTTAGCGTAGCCTTTGCTTGCTAAAACACCAGCAATAGAAGGATCTGACGCCAATAGGCTTTGAATCCTTGTGTAAGAGGTCTTACGATCTGCAATGTCAATTGGACGTGTAGAGTCTTCAAAAGCAGCACGTTGTGCTTCTGAACTCTTAGCAGACTGTTGACCAGCTTCAATTTGTGCTGCTTTATCTGCTTCTTGAGCTGCTTTAGCTTCGACCAATGTTGGTCTTGGTACGTTAACAGTTTGTCCAGCAGGGGGAGTAACAACTTGAGCTGGCGCAGTAGCCAATCCAGCTTTTTGTTTAGCTTGTTCAATATATTCTCCAACAGAAGGAGCATTGGGGTTCTTTGGGTCTTTAAGACCACGATTAATAGTACCATCAGCATTAATGGCGCCCGGGCCAGCATAGTATGCAGCATAGGTTTTATCAATGTCTCCGTCGTATTTTTTGTAGTAAGAAGCAATTAATGCTTTACCAGCGGCCATGTTTTGTTGCGGATCGTTGATATCAGCATTAGGTGGTATCAGACCTTGCTTCTTCATGGTATCAAATGTATCTTGGGTAATCTGCATTGGGCCAACAGCGCCAGCATAGTTTGGTTTAGATGTATCCGCTTTACCAAAATTACTTTCTTGACCGTAAATGCCGTTTACTGCTGCGTCCAAAGTACCAGAGTGAGTCGCTGGTGCACCTTGGGCGTTGTTAATTGCAGCTTGACCTTGTGGCGTTAAGTTGTAACGCTCTGGGTGCATGCGGTATTCGCGTGGTGATACCACATCTGGGCGACCGTCTGGTAATAAAACATCAACAGTCTTCTTATCCATTTCTGGGCTAGCATATACTTCAGCAGCTTTTTTAAGTGTTGAATCGTATAGTGCTTCAGCTTCAGTAATTCGACCCAAACCGCGCAGACGTTTTACTTCTGCCATAACTTGTGGGTCAACAATAGAGAAGTTACCAGCTTGCGTTGTGGTAGATGGCATACCAGCACCACCAGCATTTGGACCGCCACCACCAAGGATTTGGTCTAATGAATTTGCTGCGTTTTGCTGTTGTGCTTGAGCAGCTTTGAACGCAGCCATCTGGGTCTGCATATCAAAAATCTCTTTAGCTTTTTGTTCTTTTTGCTTATCTATTGCGCTTAGTGCATTGAACTGAGAATTATCTACAGTTGGTAACAACCAAGCCATTGCCTCACGCAAGTTATCTTGTGTACCAGATGCTTTACGTTGGTCGATCATATCCTGCATATTTTTCAGGATTTCATCAGTTTGTTTTGTTCCTAATAAAACATTTCCGGGAATAGACAAGCCGCTCTTAGAAGGAGCCATTTTGGTAGGAACGCCCGCTGGTAGTGCACCACCAGAGGTTTGAGATTGATCTACGGCGTCTAAACCGCTTTGTACATCATCAGCCATTAAATGCTCCATCCTGCATTTGAGTTATAAAGAGTACTATAGTTATAGCCACTTAAATCAGGATTATTTATAGTTTGTGTATTGGTTGGATAGTTACCACTAATATCCGGGGAACTACTAATATAACCGCCGGGTGTAGTCGTTGGGGTACTTCCATTTGGTGTATTGCCGCCAAGACCTAAAGCACTAGATAAACTATTGGATAACCAATTGTTTACGTTTGTGCCAATTGAACCAATTGTTCCACCAAGTGCGCCACCAGTTGCGCTATTGAGCGCGCCCAACAATGCTAATGGTGATGTATTGACAGAACTGGTAACTGTGGTTGGAGCTTGGATAGTATTTAAAATCTGTGCTAAGTCGGCAGTAGAGGTTAATGGTGCTGCCTGTTGGGCTTGACCTAATGTAGTTTCTGTAGCAGTACCTTGTGCTCCAACGTCTCCTAATGCGGTAGCAGCGTTAACACCGGTTTGTTGGCCTGTTAATGCGGCTTGCATCTGTTGTGCTAGCAAATTAGCTTGTGCATTGGCACCAGCGGCTTGCTGTGCTGTTTGACCACGCAGGCTACCAAACTGACCAGCGGCTGTTCCAGCGGCTCCGGTCTGTGCTTGAATCTGTGGTAGTAGTGTATTGAGTTCTTGGTTTTGTGCTTGGAACAAACCACCTAATGCTGTGTTGGTATTTGGTGTTACATTACCAGAAGCATCAGTCATCCAAGGATTAGCAGCTCCAGTGGCAATCGTATTTAATGTGCCTTGAGCTTGGGTGAACGGATTGTTTTGACCACTAAGGTTATTAATAGCTTGGCCAGCAACGGTATTTTGCAGCGCAGGAATATTGGCTGAACCTTGAGTTGCTTGATTAACAATTTGTTGCTGTGCTTGGTCATACCAAGACGGCATTGTCGTGGTTTGAGACTTGGTGTTTTGAGCTAAACTACCAAGTTGGTTTGCAGTAGAATTTAAACTACCTACGATGTCTGAAAGTCCAGCCATTTTATTTCTTTACCTTTTTGTGAGCCTCAGATAGATAAGTTAAAACACCTTTACTATCTGGCGGCAAATGTTTTGCATCATGCTTTTGTTTGTGCGCACGAACTGTTTCCAAGAAATTGTCTAATACTTTAGAACCACTATCGTTACTGCCGTTACCTAAAGAAGACACAACATCAGCTGGAATAACAAACTCACCATTAGCTAACATTGCTGGCACATCATCGCTAGTGCCATCGCCTTTACCTTTCACATAGCGGTGTTTTAAACCACCTTCGCTATAAAACTCTGGCACATGAACATCACCACCCTCGCTACGATAAGTAACTTGTGGTGTGTTTAGTGCTTGGCTTTGGAAATGTGGGTGCAGAGATAACGCGCCCATTGGTCGGCCGTGGGTTATTCTAGCTTCATATCCAAAAGTTGGGCTGCTAGTAGGGATTTGCTCAACACTACTACCTTCATCAAAACTTTGTACAGGACCACCAGTTGCTAACAGTGCTTCTGTACCGGGATCAGCTTGGAATGTTGGAGAGGATACATTGGCATTAAATGCACCAGATGAGCCGAAAGAAGGTTGATCTAAATTAATGGAGCCGCTTGATCTTGTCAATCCGGGACTTAAGTTAGACATATCCACGGTAGGACTTAAAGAAGATAATGGGTTAGATGCAGCCGGTGTTGTTGTCGGTGTACTAGGTGTTGACCGAGAAGGCAGCGGTGTCGGTAAACCAGTAGACGGCGTTTTTGTTACAGGCGTAGTTGGCGTCTTAGGTAAAGACGGAGTTTTTGGTGTAGATGGATTACTAGGGGTCGTAGGCTGAGTATAATCCGATGGAGGAGTATAGTCAGATGGAGGAGAATAAGGAGTATAGGCATTATATGCGTTATACGCATTATAGGCGTTGTATGCGTTATACGCATTGTACGCATCATATCCACCGTAAACAGCACCACCCATAATTACTCCATTACAATCGAATAAACTTTTTCAAAATAATTAGCTCCAAGTCTTTCCAACAAATGCCCGTAATCTAAAAAGGGCTTGACATGGAACATAATCCTCTGTGGATTACGCTTTTTAATTTCTTCCGTAGTCCACTTAATAAACCTATAGCCCAACATTCCCTTTCGGTGTGTTGGCGCTATGTACAAAACATCAGACGATGCAGTAAAACTGTCTTTATAGTGGATGTGTTGCCTTAACATCCAAATACTATAACCTACTAGTTTACCATCATCCCTAATGGTATGAATCTCTAAACTGTCATTGTTTTCCAATTGATTATAAGCATCAAAATTGGGGTTTAATTTAATGACATCGGTGCGTTCTGCAATCTCATCATAGTGATCTTCGAACAGTTTTTGCGCTTCTTTAGCAAAGCGCGAGTCTTCCTTTTGGAACGTAATCATTGAGTTTTTCCACTATGTTGCTACCTATATTAATGCAAAAAAGAGCCTTTTTACGCCCTAGTTTTTGCCGCTAACATGTAGTATAAACTCATGAGCCCAATCTTGCCAAGTACCAAAGGTATCTGGATTTGGTAAAAGATACTGGTTTAGCTTTGGGTTTTGAGTCAAAGCAAAAGCCGTTTCTTGCCAGTTTTCTTCCATATTATATGGAACTTGTTCCTGACTGTAATACAGGATCAGATTGCCATTAAAGTCTTCCCAAGTCGTATGATGCGGGGAATATGGGAATGACTGCTGTAATTTAACCGTCATGGGCGCTCATCACCGGGCTCAACGGTCAGCATAATCTTGCCCATCTCAAAATTGCCATCAATTGTATTAGATTCAAACAAGAACCTATTTTCACGATTTTCAACCCGCATATCTATCTTTTCAGTAGTTGGGTCAAAGGTAAAAGTCTCTGAAGCGGTTTCGGTACTGGCGGCAAATTTCTTGCCCAATACTGTTAAAGTCATCTCACCGTTTTGTACAAAGTCCGGCTCAACACGGCGAATGTGGGTTCTTCTGTTAATTCCGGGAGAAGACTTTTGTGATGGGTTACCTGCAACCCAACTCAAATCGCATGTTGTGAAATTGGATTGAACTGCGGTCTCGCCAAAAAATGATACATTGTTAAGACCATATTCATGTTGCCACAAAGCATATCCGCCGTTGATATAATAAACCAACTCATTGACGTTTGCCGCTGGGCTAAAGTTGTTCGTACAAGTTACTAAAGTAACGCCTCTAGGATATAAAGCTTTTATCGTAGAGTTAAAGGTAAACACGCTTGTTGATACAACATAGGTTGTATCTTCCGGAATTGTGGAGAATGATAAACTATCTCCGGGACTAAACGTTCCAGTAACGTCTCCAGCGATATAAAACTGATTGCCATTTGGGGCTGGCAAACTGGCTGGATGGGCCACAATAGTAAACGGCTGGCTATAGGATGCTTGATAGTTCCAATCAGCCCAAATTGGATATGGCAACACTTCTGTGGTATAACCACAAGATCTTTGTGCGCCTACCGCTTGTCCAGCATCGTACCAAATTTGATCTTTGACGTTGTAGATAATTGCGTCAGTACATTCAGTATTTTGTCCACGGGGATAAAAGAACCAAATCTCATTGAAACGGGGTACTTTGGTTGCCCATACTTTTTGGCGTTGTTCATAATTTATATTATTAAACAGCCAGTTTACATTCTTATCATTAGGCAGTACTTTAACGACACCGTTATATACATAGAAACGGTCTACACCCATCCAGTAATACAGGCCATCCATCTCAACAACTGCGTTAGATGACATGATAGAGATTTGGCTGGAAACAATATTATAGTTCCAATAATACGGAGCAGTTCCAGTAAATGAAACGCTGATCAAACTGTCAGTTGCCCAAAACAATCCAGATGGTGAGTTAGTACCACCACGAACAGGCAAACCCTTAACAATTTTAGAGGACGCCATGTTTACTTGGTTGGCAGTTGCTCCGTTCCAATCTAAAAGATTTTGCTGGGTGTATGTTGTGCTGACGTTATTATTAGCAATATACCCATCATTACCATACACAAATACATATGGATACAATACCACCACACCACCCGATACGCTGATCGGATTAAATGTTGGAAACTGACCACCACTATCTGACAATCCTTGAAGTTGCCATTGCTGATTAGAGTTTGGCAACACGCTACCATATTGAATCTGCGTATTTACTGCATTATCAATATTATATAAATTTTGGCCCGGATGCGCCAATAAGTTTAATGCGCCACCAATTGGGTTGTATTGCAAATCAAACTGCCAAGAGTTATTGGCGTTTGGTGCAAACTGCACATTGTCAACCCAGACATTGGTAATACCAGATGTGGAACTTAATGCTGGTGTAAAGTTTACCGTAGTGGTTGGTGTGGCAAAAGTTGAACTAGAAACTGTATAAGTTGTCGGAGTTCCATTTTGCGTAAAGATAATCTTTGTACCAGCGGGGAAACACTTAGTGTAATCTACTATCGGTGTGGCAGTGCTAGTTACCGTAAACTGTGAAGTAGTTGGAAACGATGCAATAGTTTCCTTATTGTAGCCGGGAATAAATTGGGCTGAAAACGGACCACTACCTACAGAATATGTTGTGCCTGTAGTAAATACATCAATACCGTTTTGATTACCAGCAAAAACATAGTTAACGCCGTTATAGGCGTTGGTAATCATACCACGCGGTACGCCATTAAACGTACTGAAAATTTGACGGTAGCCGCCCATTTTCTTTGGCACTTTACGTTGGAAACGGCACCATGTACCATCGGTACATTCAATCGATTCAAACACCGTACCATCGCGCTTAATACCAGCAGCAACTCCTAAAGCGTAAACTTCGCTATATTGTGGAGGTAACTGAGCTGGCGGCGTATTCTCTTTGCCGTCAGCCATTAGAACGTTCCGCCGGGGATTAAGCCAGCATTAAATGTAGCTGGTGTAGAAATCTGTGGTGATAGTGAATTGGTATTATCAATGCGCAACATATTGGTGGCATTTGCTGAGAAGCCCAAAACGCTAGTACCAATTAAATACATACCAGTGATGTGGTCTGAATTAAATGAATACGCTGGTGCTCCGGCAGTTCCGTTGTTAGCATAGAAAATACCGGTAGTTGATTGCGTTAAAGCAAACAGCGTATTGCCATCGCTTAATACCGTAGCAACTTGGCCAGCACTTAATACAATTGCAGCAGTTGAACTACCAGCCACGTTAAAGCTAATCGTATATGCGCCAGATGTTGTATCGTTTACCAATACATAAATTTGGGTAATATTTGGTAGTGTTACTGATAGGTTAGCAGTACGAGTGCCAGACAGCGCAACGTAAGTTTGAATAATTGGCGCATAGGAAATTAAGCTTAGTGTGTTCCCAATAATGCTGTCCACATCGTAAGTTGCTGATGTGAAGGTTACGTTTGATGGAACTGCCCAACCCACTGTAAAGAAGTTGCCAGTTGATGCCTCATAAATAATAGAACCAGAATCGCCCGGATTGGTAGAGATAGTTACTTGGCCGTTGATTAACGATGGGCTAGTTGGCGTAATAGACAATGTGCCAGTGCCGTTGTTCCTAAAGTTAATCCACCAACCACCAGACAAACCTGAAGACGCTGGCAAATTAAAGTTGCCGTTACCAGAAGTCCATACAAAAGTAGCAGCACGGCTAGAGTCATTAATGATTGGAGTTGCAGATACTTCTACAATGTTTCCAGTTACTGCCAATTGACCGGCTACTGTGGTTAAACCAGCGCCTTGCAAAGTTGATGCGTCAGCAGCAGATGTGCCAGTACCAAAAGTAATGTTTTGCCAAATACCACCAGTGGAGGTGTTATTTGACAAATAGAAATAGTGTGTCACACCGGGCGCAACAGTAACGGTTTCACCGCCAGCAAAATCATCCACTACAAAGCTATATGCGCCTTTGTTGCGGATAAAAATGTCAGTGCCGAGGGAGCCTTGAGTGGCGTCAGGTAGGGTAATTGTTAGACCAGCACCAGCGGGGGTGCAATCCATAATACGCGCCGCTGGAACCTGTGTAGGATTAACTACTTGAGGCCAGTATAGTTGAGTATTGGTACTAAAACTAAGAGCGTAATAGGATACGTCCGTTGGTTCAACAACGGTGCCGGTAAAGGGTGATACAAAAGATTGTGACATATATTAAGGTTCCTGAACCGAGACGTTTCTGTCCACACGACGAGCGTTGTCTTCTTTTTTGAGCGCTGCCAAAGAATCTGTATAGTAAGACTTCCAGATAGGCAGTTTATCTAAAGCTTTTAAGTAGCCCTGTGCTTGTAACAATGTACCAAACAACATCGCTTGTGGGCACTCGCGGGTGAACAAGTTTTGTTGATTTTGTGAATCCAATGGTTGGATTTCGCTGTAGTACGTAATTTCAATTGGGTAGCTTGTATCTGGTTTTGGTGCAATCGCCCAATTGTTATAATCATAATCAGCATAATACAAAGGCTGACCAGTAGAAGATTCAGATTGATACATCGCAACATAATCTTGGCTACGTAATAAAATTGGCTGACCATTTGTTTTCATGGAGATAGTTTTTCTCCAACGAGCAGGTTTTGTTACAATTACCTGATTGGCTGCTAGAGTTGTCTCCACTACAGTTAACTGTAGAAAGGTTTTTAACTCTGCAGCAATAGCAGATTCAGCCAAACCAATCAAGCTTGGTATCTGGGCAACAAACTGCGCATCGTTACGTTCCATGTAATTTTGAACGTCAGATACCAGATTGTCATAGGTCATTACATATGCGCTGGTCATCGTGTGTAGTAACTAAAATTAGGTTGGAAGTAAATTGGCGACTTATCGCGATCTTCTTCTTCGGCTTGGGTTCTGAAGTCTAATGACCGTTTTTCCAAATAAGTAATTCGATTGGCATCAACTCCGGGCAACTGCAAAGATAATTCATGCGACAATGCTGCTTGAATGTAAGGTATCCAACGATTTGGCAAATAGAGTTGATTGGTCAACGCGCCAACATCCATCATTTGTTTTTCAATAATTAATTGAAATATTTGGAAGTCGTTAGATGGCACAGGCCATAAATACATCTCTGGGTCAATCTGGCGATTAAACCAGTATTGCAAAGAACGTACGGATGGAAACTGTTTGTTCGGTAAGTTCCAGTAATCATCACGGTTTAGGCGAGCTAAGGGGATGATTTGCTGTGACTGAGCAAACACAATCTGGCGACAAGAAAACGGTGTGCCAGAAGTAGAACGAACACGGTGGAAGTAGTACGGAATGGTGATGCTATTGCTAGTGTAGTACCAAGTACGGTCTTGCAATGTCAGCGGTGATGGGAATGTAATTTGTGTTTCCCAAGTAATACCATCATTACTGGTTTCGTACACTAAATCAGTATAAGTTACTTCACCAAAGTTTGGAGCGTATGCGTTGATGCCAATGTAGTACACGCTAGTCTGTGTGCTGTACTGCGCGCCAAACCAATTCTCGCCAACAGTGGTAGTACCGTAGTTACTCAGGTTGTTATCAAATACGGTTGGTGATGTTGGATTGTCCGCTGGTAATGCAGTCTCAATTTGCGGTGTTTGAACATAGACCCAGTTAGCCTCGCGCACATCAATAGTGCCCTCTGGCATTGTGAGGATCTGCTGGTTACTTTGCGCACCCAGAATAATGTTTTCCAACAACCATAAATTAACGCCGCGATTAGACGTATTCTGCAAAATGTAAAATAGCGCCTGCTTTGCGGCAGTAATATACTCTGGTGTAATTTCTTCAGATTGTTTGCCTGCCGCACGAAATGCGTAGGAAATTAACTGATCAACATTAACCTTTGTCTGGTTGTATGTATTTGAATAAGCCACGGTTTACTTCTTCCGTTTTGCCATACCACCGCATTTTAACTTAGACAAATCTGTATGCTTTTTCTCATGCAATTGATCATCGTGCATTTTAAATGCCTTTTTGATCATCTCCTTGTCTTGAGCAACATCTCCGCCCTCTTTATAATGACTGCCTTCGCACATCATTTTAGGGTTTTGTTTAAAGTCTTTCATTAGCGTCCTCGTCCGGCGGCTTTCTTCATTACTTTTTGTGGCAAGTTTGGTTTGGCTTTACCAGCCTTGACAAACTCTTTGCCAACTTTTTTAGGGATGCCTATTGTGGATTTACCAGCGGCAGCCGCATACATCGCGGCTTGCTGGTCTTTAGATTTGATTGGCATTATCTAACTTTTCCGCCACGTTTTTGGCCAATTAATGCTAGATTGTTAAAGTCATTCATGTACTTTTTAACACTAGGTTTAGCCAATACGTCGGAAATAAATTTAGGCAATCCAGAAGACTTTGATTTAGGTGCAACATAGCTGCCAGATCCGGGAATAGATTTATTAAATGCTACTTGATCTGGAGTTACATTACCCCATGAGCTTTCATCATCAATACTACCGCCAGTTTCGCCCATGTCACGGTTATCCATCGCTGAATCATCGTTAGGGATGTATGAACCAGAAGCTGGAGTTGTACCTAGAGCATCGTGCATACGAGCAAGGATAAATGGATCAGTACGATCTGCACCGCCCAACCAAGCTTCTTGTTCTGGGGTAAAGTCAGATGAGCCAGTGGAAGAACCATCGGCCATCTTCTTAGGCTTTTTTGCTGCACCGCCTTTTTTGTATTTGTTAGGACCACCTTTAGCGCCAGATGGAGCTGCTGCAGCTTTACCAGACTGTTTGCTCTTGATAGTTTTTACTGCATCGCCAGCTGGTTTGCTCTTTTCTTTTTCTACGTCAGAAGCACGAAATGTTGGCTTGACGGCTGCTTTAGAAGGTGCCTTTGCTTTTGCTGGTTTGATTTCTTTGGTCTTGCGGATGTTGTCTTTGTCACCAGCAGATTTCTTGGCTTCATAAACATTTTGTACGCCACCACCAGTTTTGTATTTTTTAACTGTGCCAGTAGCTTTTTTGGAACGACCACCTTTTTTCATGGTCAATGTTGTTTTGTCTTCAACGTCTGGTGTTGTGCCTTTTAAACCAGCAGCTGGTGCTGATTTAGGGCCAGCATCTTTTTTAGATACGGCTGGTACGCCATGCTTGGCCTTACCGCCTTTTTTCATTACGTTTACTGTACCAACACTGCCGCCTTCTTTGAAGTGCGCCATTTTAGGTAGTGTTTTGAAGCCTTCCATTTTGTTTCCTCGAGGTTAATAGGTTGAAAAGGATGATCAGTCCTTATTAATAATAATGCACAATTAGAGGGCAAATCGCCCTATATATTGGATAGAAACAGTTGTCTTTCTATCTTTCTGCGCTTTAATAATTCAGGCGGGTTTGCCCAATTTAGAAAGGCATTTGCTGCTTTTTTAGGCTGTCCTTGGTTGAGGTATTTCACCACATCTGACTTAGCCATTTTGTCTGGGCCGATGTTATGGCACAGGCTTTGAAGAGCATCTCTTTGAGACTCTGTGATATCCACTTTTAGAGCCGTTTTAAGGGCTTCTGAGCACTTTTCTAGGTCTTGGCTAAGGATACCCCTTACCTCATCCTCAGAAAGCTCTCTATGGAGCAAATGAGCCTCTTGAGCCTTAATATAGTGCCCTACTCCAATAGTCCAGTTTCCTTGGCTATCTTGATATGCTTTGGTTCGCATACCCTCAAAATACTCAATGAAACTGACGGTTGAAGTAGTCACCCACTCAAACTGCTTTTTATAATCGGTGAGCCAATTAGCCATTGGGTCATAATTGGCGGCACTAAACGTCAGACCAAACGCGCAGGCGCAGGTCGCCATTGTTCTAAGCATAGAACCTCCTATTTGCTTATTTTAATGCAAATTAGGCGGCTTTGCCAGATAAAAATAATGTTGCCTCGGCGTGGCGGCGTTTTAATAGGCCAGCCATCACGTGTCCGCCAGCTTTGTCCCACTTGAGGAACTCTTCTGCGGCGCCATCTAA